GTGCGAGGACATCTCCTCCTTCTTGTCTTCCTTCATGTCCTGCTCCTTGTCTTCGTGCTCGGCAGCTTCCACCTCTTCGGGCTTCATCGCTTCCTTCACCACCTCGACAATCTCGGCGGCTACTTCGGGAGTGATTTGGAACTTGTCGACGAGCGCGGCCTTCACGGCTGCCATCTCATCCTTCTCCTCTTCGTGTTCTGCGGCCTCGACCTTCTCCTCCTTCTCGTCCATCATCTCTACGACGGCAGAGTTTTCGTCAACCGTGACCTGACCACCGTCGGACAGCTCATACGAGCCGGCCTCCAGGGGAGTCGCTTCGCCGTCTTCGCTCATAACGCGGACGGGGGCGCCGGCGCTGAACGTTTCGGCTTCGGTTGCAATGACACGCCCGTCATTGAGGCGGGCTTCGGCGTAGAGGTTCTGGCGTTCTGCCTCGACGACAGAGCGGACGGCCTCCTTGAGTTTCTCGATTACGGACATGGTGGGTATTCTATCGGTTGATATAATGGGTTTTCATTCGTTTGACAGGAGCGGGTCGAGCTGCTCGTGACTCTCGCACGGCATATACAACACCCGCCCGTTGATTTCGTGTTCATGGTGGCCCTCGCACCCTAGCGCCTCAGCCATCAAGCGGGCCTCTAACGGAGTCCCGAACAGTGGCTTACCGTCCAACATCCCGACAGGCTCCAGCACCTCACGTACTGCGTTGGCGATAGTCTCAATTGTGACCTCCTCCATCTTCACGAGCTTATCTATGAAGTACCCCTCGATAGAGAACCCGCGGTATTTCTTGTCCTTTACGTCGCTCCATACGTCGCCGTTGTGGACACGTACCGAAACCATCCACGTCCCGGCGGGGACATCGAAGCCATATACGGCGGCCTTATCGCGGTCCTTGTCTGCCACGATCCAGCTCTCGAAGATGGACAGCCCGTTGACCTTGGTTTGGTGTTCTACGGTGTACTCGTCGTTGCGCTTCTGTTTCTTCGACTCAGCTCGGCGGCTTGCTCTACGGTCTCTTTGGAGAAGTACACCTTCGAACTCCTCCCTGGTTGGCATCGTCCCACCGCGGAATCATCTTCTCCGGGATGAGCGCCGGCCCGACGAGTAGCTGTTTCTCCTCGTCGATTTTGGCGAGGGTCAGCTTGGGTTCCTTGTTGAAGAAAACGAAAGTTCTCCTCGATAGCGGGGAACTTGACGAGGCTGATGGCCTCCACTCCAAAAAGTATCCTGTTCCTCGTCTAATTCTAATTAGTCTTCGTACTTGTTCCTCATAGCGTCGTTTGAATTTGCAGCTCCCGGTTGAGTGCTTGCTTGTTCGATATCTCGTTCTCTACTACATATGCCCGGACGGGTTCCGGTGTGGGTGTCTGCTGATTGGGAACCAACGACCCGACATCTACGCCGACCGATTGTATCCCGCCTCCGCCGACTGCCCCACCACCTCCGGCGGCACTTCCTGCGCTTGTATTACCTCCGGTAAATTTCTGTGACGCAATGGCAGCTACGTTTGCGAGACCAGCAGCCACAGCCACACCCGCGGCAACAGATGCGCGGATCGGTGCGTCTAGAGTAGGTACAGATAGCTGAGAGGCATACGCTTTTTGCGCGGCTTGGTATGTACTCATCAAAGTCTCGGCGATGCTCAGGGCCTTGTTTCTTTGGAAGGCTTTCTTCTGCGCCTTCTCAGTGTCCCCTTCAAAGGCTTGGTTTAAGTTGCGCAACAACGTAAACGCCGTTCCTTGGGCTTGCACGCGCAGCATAGCCCTATTCTCTACGGCGTTCTTTTCGTCTTCGGTTATGCGCTCGTTGTGTTGTTCAAGCTCTTCTTGAATGGCCTTGTTGTTGTCCTGGAAAGTTTTGAGGCGCTTTTTTTCGGCATCCTCCATAATAAGCCCCCGCTGCTGCTCCATCGCGGAGGTGGCATCGATGCGGCGCATCATGGACGTGTTCTCCATCGCCTCCTCCCGCACGCGATTGGTCTCGGCTTGGGCAGCCGCCTCTTCCTGCTGCCGCGTGCGCTCCGTGCGTAGGATGTTGAGCTTGTTGTTGAGCGTGGTTTGTAGCTCAAGAGATTCGGTCTGAATATTAATCAGGTTCGCCTCCAGTTCGGCCAGCCGTTGCAAGTCCTCCTCGCTAGTGTCCGACATGGCCGCCTTGTCCTGCGCAATCCGCAGCTCTTCCGCTGCGATGCGTTGGCGCTCCATCATTAAAATTTTGTTCGATGCGGATAGCTTCCTTTGCGGCTTCTTCCCGTTCTTGGATACCTTTTGTGGTGTCCTCCGCAATCATATTCAGCCGCTTGATTTCGGCTCGATCCTTGGCACGTTGAACAGTCAGGGCATTCTGCGCATCAGTCAGGGCTTGGGTAGCCCGCTCCAACTCTATGGACTTGTCGATGGCGTCCTGAATGGAAGGAGGCAGGTCATCCATCGCCTTCTTGTAATTCTGTACTGCAGCGGTGGGACCTTGAGTAAACAGGTCTACTATGAAGCCTCCTAATATTTGGAAGCGCGCCGTCAGTTGCTCAACTACTGCTCCCACTCCGGCCATGACAGTCTTCAGCAATCGACCCCCTCGGCGGGTCTTGGTAAACGCCGCAACCAAAGAAGTCACCCCAACCACCAGCGCCCCGATACCGGTGGCGATAATAGCCGCCCGCGTTAGCTTCAGTCCGGTAATAAAAGTCTTGACCCCTGCCGCGGCGTTCTTGAATCCCGAAACAGCACCGCCGGTGATCTTGTCCAGAATGTTAAGCTGGGAAGACTGCTCGCCGGCGTCTTTCAGTGAATTAGAAAGCCCGTCGACTTGCGTCTTCGCCTGGTCTACTCCTGTGACCTTTACGTTTACTGTGTAGTCCTGCGCCATTGCTTACTCCTTGGAGGACTTTGCGCCACCATGACGCGGAACCCCACTCATAGTATCCATATAACAGAAGGCAATCAAGGTTGCCGCGCAGCTCGTACTCGGTCGCTATCTCTAGGACGCGGGGGATAGCCTTGCCGATGTTATCGAGGTAGTCTTTCATTCCTGCAAGATGACCCGGTCGTTGATTCCCGCAATACGTGCGCCGGCCTCGGTCAAGAGTGCGTCTTGGAACTCGCTCTCGTTGGTGGCGTACATCCTCAACATCTCCACCTCTAGCGTCCAGTTGATTATCTCGTCGGTGAGGCCCGTGACTTGGAACGTAAGTATTCCCCCGCTGATAGTTGCCGAGGGGTTGCGCGTTCCCGGTGAGCCAGAGGTGAGCGTCGTACCCGATGTCTTGGAGAACGTCACCGTCTCGGCCCGCCCGTTAGCGAGGAAGCGCCACGTCTCGAAGCTCGACTCGAACGCAGTGCCCAAAGTACCTCCTACCGTGGTCGTATTCACGCGCATAAGGCCCGTAGCGATAGTATCGGGGCCGACTTGTATCGTAGTCCCCAGCGGCGGCGTAGCGTCGACAGGCGTAGCGTTGACGGTTTCCGCACTGAGTGAGAACGTAGAGAATACCGAGCGCGTCCCGCTGGCCGGATCTGTCGTGACCACGTTCATACCAAACGGACTCACCGGGCCGGGGCCGTCTCCGTTATAGTCGGGGATTGGGTCGGTGGCGTCTGTCGGTGGGTATGGTGGCACTGGGCCGCCGTCATCGGTTCCGGGAGCTTGCCACCGGCACGACTCACTTACGGCGTCGTAGTAGTATCCGAACGCCTCGCAGCACTGTTGCCCAGGGTCTACCGTTGTCGTCCCGTCCGGCTCTGTGAACGTGACCGTTCCGTTTGCATTGGACTGCGTGGGGACAGCCGTACACGCCCCAAATGAGGACCGCTGGAGGTCGCGCAGGAACTTGCACAACGTAGGCTCCCCCGTGCCGATTTGGTACCCGCTTATCTCTGTCAGCTTGTACGTAGCCCCAAGGATATGAAAGCGGTCATTGAAGCGGACTTTGCGAATGTCTGACGGGGTGAGGTATAGGTACGCCTCAAACATCCGCGCATCGGCATCGTAGATGTCCGCGAGGTAGGAAGCCCAATACGCCTGATGGAGTCCGATAGCAGGTACCTCCGCCCCGGCCATATTCTCAAAGTCTACGGAGAACGGTAGGCTCGTGGAGTTCCAATACAGGCTCTGCGTATCGGAGTCAAGGGGAGACTCGGAGAAGGGAGAGCAAAACAGGTACGACGAGAAGCCCGTGTTGTCGATGTAGAAGGTGTCTTGTACATCCTCCGATCCGGTCGCAAAAAACAACTTCGGCGGTTGGCTTGCCGGCTTCACTCCTACCCCGTCTTTCTTATAGCTGCGGTGTATGAGTAGCGACCCGTTCACATAGTGCGGGTCTCCCTGCAACGTCGGAACGGGATAGACGAAGTAGGGCGCAAAGGCTGGCTCATTCTTCAGCTCTCCCGTAGCGAAGTCGTCGTCAATATCTTGGTCATAGGTACCGAAGCCATCCGACTGCGTGTCTTGAATAAAGGCGTTCCCTACGTCCGGGCTTGCCTTATCGCCGAATAGGATGCGGGCGGACTTGATAGACGAGGTCGGCATTAGGCTACGCTCCTTGTCCATATCTAGCTTCTCCGTCCAGTACGCCTCCTGCCCGTCCGTTATCCAGTCCGCATACGGCTCGATATAGAGGCGCTTGGGGTTGTCGAGGTCGGACTCGATGACAAGGTTGAACCGTTGGCACAAGTCGCGCATGAGGTCGCGTTGCTTGATGCGTGGCAACGCTTGCGGGACGTTGACCTGTCCCCCTGGTGCGTAGGTGCATTCTAAATATGACGCAGGTAAGCCCAGTGGCCCGCGCACGGTTATGCTTGTCGATAGTCCGTCCGGGTCAACTATGCGCGCCTGTACTTGCACAACATCATTGGCCGCAAGCAACGCCTCCACAGTCCATTGGACGTTTCTTAAATCATCACTGACAAACACAGGACTCGTCCCCTCAACCATTGTGACGGTCGCGCTACCGAGAGAGGTGTTGCCTCGGCTCAGGCGCCCGATGACTTCATATTGCTCCCCGCTGCCGGGGTTCGCAAAAGCCGCCCGCACATTGAGCTTGATGGTGAATCGATGCACACCGCCTTGTGCGGCTTGGTATACGCTGGTAGTGGTGTTGAAATGGCGTCGTTATCAAAGCCTAATGTCGAGTCGTCATCCAACACAACAGACACCCACTCATGGCGTCAGTAATAGTCTGGTCGCTCGTGTTGGTTGCTTTGCATTGCCCGGCGGCTTCGGCTGCCGTGCGCTCCGTCTCACTGCCGAGAGTCATATAGATCGACTCGAATAGAGCCGAGTCAAAGAAGTCCGAGGCGTAGGTGAACCCGTTCGTGGTGATGATGCGGTCGACCAAAGCCTTGAGCTGTAGTGCTGGCTTGAGCATCTCCGGATAGAGACCGTTCACCGTGCTGTCGGGGTTCATTATCCCGTATCCCGGTTGTGCCACGAGAGGCTGCTGGTCTGCGCTCAGTCCGTGGTCGGCGATAGGCACCACAACCGTTCCCGTTCCTACCTGTCCCGTCGTTATGTCCTCGCCCAGGTCTTGGGAGAGTATGACGTTGGCCGTGGTGTTGGCGTAGTTGTAGTCCGTCGTGTAGTCGTTGCCGTCAAGGAACGCCGCCTGTAGGAGCTTGCTCCCCATCTCTGCGAACAGGTCGGCCACATCGCCCAATACGTTCACCTCGTACACCTCAGCCATGAGCCGCACCGAACGGAGCTGCATAGCCCCACGGATGACCTCCACCCCGTCCTCGAAGATTAAGACCTCCGTCTTTTGGGTGGGATCGAAGTCGCCGTCGCTTAGAGTGACCTCGTAGAAGTGCGCGAAGAATTGGTTGTTCCTATCGGTGAACGGGAGGCGGAACGTCTGCGAGTATGGCGCGTGGCGTTGCATCGTCTCCCCCGGCTTGGCTACCGCGAGGTTCAGAGAGATAGACGGCGCCCCCTCTAGGTCGAGGGTCGTTTGCGTCTGGTCTTGGTCGAGGGCGACGAGGCGTATCACTTGAGGCGGGGACGGTTGCTATAACGCAAGGTGAACGAATACGAGATGAGCTTCTCGTTGACCGTGGTCTTAAAGAGGTACTCGGAGTCGGTGACAACGACCGGGATGAGGTCGGTACCCTCTACGGTAAACACAGCGCGAGAGAGAGCAAGGTCCCGCAGTTGCAGGTTGTACCCCTCGTCGATGTAGTCTGTCGAGACTCGAACTTGTTTCTCGGCCTGTACGTTGGTCGTAGTTACGCCGCGCTCATATCCGGTATAGGTCCAGTCGGTGGCGTTGCTTACCGTGTCCCAGTTTCCTCTTGGGCGGTTGTATTGGCTTCGCGTGATATTGCGCAAGCTCTCCTCGCTACGCTGGTCGAAGTTGAAGCAATCCCACCCCCCGTGGCGGTTCAGGAAGAGCAAGTTGAATGCGCGGGTATTTGCTACAACCGTTGTCGATGGTGAAGCGGTGGACTACCGAATCTTGGAACGTCTGCGAGACGCTGATAGAGGACGAGAGGTACAGCTCGTAGTAGGCGAGATCCACGTCCGTGATGAGGTTGGTCAGGTCGGTGTTTCCTGCTGCGCTTGCGTGGTCTTCTAAGTTGGCCGGACCCACTCCGATATACTGCACCCTCTGCGCGTCGGTCGTTGGGGTCGTATCGCCACCCACGGCGTCAATATCCAGCGAGGCCGTAGCGATAACCGTCCCGTCCGCTTCGAAGCCTCGAATAATGACATATTGAGACGTAGACCCTTGCGCTCCGTAAGCCATTACGTACCCCTGGTCGGTTCCGATGCGATGTTCCCTCACGGTACCCCATGCCGCACTAATAGCAGAGACCACACCAAGGTCGGGGGCGGAACTCAGGAAGTTGTCGGCGGGGTCGGAAGGTTGGAAGCTACCGTCGCCGCGGGCGTATGCGAGGCCGTCATTGATGAACTCGTCCCGAAAAGCGAAGAAGGTCTTCGAGTCTTGCAGTGCGCTTTGTACCGGCTCCGACGTTGCGCTTACTGCGTTCTCATAGTACAGCTCCACAGTAAACTCACGGGCGGGCTGCTGCTGGTAGCTCGTCCCGATTACGTCGGCGGGATCGAACCCCGTGCGCCCCAAGGTGAGTACGTTGGCCGTCGTGCTGTTCGAGTTGACTACGTTGGGTCCGATATAGTCGTCACAGATGCGAGCGACATCAAACACCGCCGAGAGGTTCGACTCAGATAGCGGGTGCGTCTTCAGCGTCGCCACCGTAACCGACCCCAACTTCACCACCAAGATAAACCGATACTTAAAGAACGGCCCGGCGGTAGTCTCATAGACTTGAAAGATGAGCGGGTCTGCCGTACTCTGGAAGTCGGTTGCGTTGGGGAAGGATTCAAACTGTGCCGCCATCGAGTAGAATTTTAAAAGCGTTACCTATGTCATCGCCCACGGCCTTCTCCAGTTTCGCGTTGTGCTTCTTTAGAGTGCGGTCGTAGGCATTCGTGAAGAAATAGGAGGGCCGTATCCCGGTTTGATATATGCTCCGGGAGATAGCGTACACCATCGACTTGCGGGAGGCGAACTGTCCCCCTGGTCCGCGCGGGGCGATACCCTTGCGCACTACCCACTTGTCTATAGCAGGACGCAGACCACCCGATGGGCCGGAACCCGATCCCAAACCGAAACGGAGAGCGGGGAGCCTTGGCGCTGCTCATGGCACCCTTGACGCCTTCGTCTACGTATTGCCAGTAGTCGGCACCGGGGAAGCTGAAGCGTAGGTTGAGGCTCTTCTCATTCTTTGCCACGCCCTGCTCGTAGCGTATGGAGTTGTATAGGTTGCCCGATACCACCTTGCCCCGTGACTTTAGTGAGATGCGGGCGCGGCGGCGTACCTCCTTTCCAATCCTGCCCAGCTCCTTCATGGAGTTGGTCATGGGGACGCGCTTTCCGTCAACTGTGATGTAGTCCTTCATGCGAAGGCGGCGGCGCAGAGGTCGAGCGTATTCGAGGTCTGGAGGCGCACGGTACCGACCCACCCCGTGAGGAGGTTGTCAAACCTTGCCGTGAACGGTTCGCAGTCCACGGGAAGCTCGATACGTAGGTCGTGGTCCACATCGCTCTCGCTGCTCAAGACCTGAGCGTATTGGCTGACGATATCGATAAGCGTCCGCAAGGGTGTCGGAGTATTGCTCCTGCGCGTCCGTCTGTCCGGGCAGGATCATATCCATAACGATGACGTCCAGCGAGTACGTTAGAATCCCCCGGTCGATGGTTGCCGCACTTATGTCGGCGTAGCAGATGGGGTACTTGTCGCCCGCTAGTTTTTGGATATCCACCTCGCTCATCTCGCCTTGCTTAAACGAGCGGATGAAGTGGTGGTCGAGGCTGATAGTCTCAAGGCCGTCGATGATTTCGTTGACTGTTCTCATAGGTTCATTTTTTGTTTCTCCAGTAGCGCCCGGTCTTGTTCGTAGGCGAGCCAGGCGAGCGCCGTTTCGAGGTGAGTCCTTTCCACCTGCGGTAGTTTAGTAATGTCCTCCCCTGCGAGATGTACGAACGTGGCGAACCATCCGTATTTCTCGGATAGCTTGCTTCCTTCACCGCCTTGGAATAGCTGTCCAAAGCGTCGGCTAATACGGTCGCGGTACGCAAAAAAAAGC